TCATGAAGCGGTATGCCTGAGCACCGTCTCTGTCATAAAACTCTACAGTTGTAAAGCCTAGCTTCTTCGCTTGACTTTTCGCGTCCTTTAAGTTATTATAAGCTATACTTGCAAGTTTAGCAAACAACAAGGATCTTTCTTTGAAATTCAACTCTGATATAGACATTATGCCCTCCTTCATCTATTACAATCATATTTATCGATGCGCTAAATACATTATCGGAGTAACGCAATGAAAAAACGTACAAGAAGTATTTTAGAAGAACTTAACAGCTTTGGCCGTTCCTATAATAGCGACAAGCAAATTGAGACTTCAGCTAATAATATCATTGAAAGCAGCATAAACTTGTTGAATAGAATCGCAAGCACTTATGATGATGTAACGGCTGGCGAACTCGAACGAAGATTTATTAATGCTATTAAGAGCGGCGACCCTAAAAAGTTTAAACGCGGCATACAAAAAGTTATAGAGAGCAAGAACAATGACAGTGATTCTTAAAGAAGGCGGCAACGTATTCAAACAGCCTGACGCAACACCAATTACACAACGTATTGCTACAGCTGATGTGCAACCAACAATAGATTGGCTCAATGCTACGTTTGGCTTTAAGTTTGTCGACGAAGATATGCTCGGAACAACTGGTAAGAAAAATAAACCAGATGGTACATTTGAAGAAAATTCATCAGGTGATATAGATTTAAACGTTGACGAACGAGAATTACCTAAAGAAGAAATAATTGCAAAACTTTCTGCGTGGTGTCAACAGCAAGGCATACCTGATTTAGAAATTATGAACAAGGGTAGAACCTTTACAGGAGGTTGGGTAGCAAACGCAGGACTTCAAGTACACTTCCGTACTCCAATCAGAGGCGATGTTAACAACGGCTTTGTTCAAACAGACTTTATGCTTACAGACAATCCTGCTCTACAACGTGGCGCCAAACGTGGCGGCACAGAATCCTTTACTGGTGCTGACAGGGCTGTACTACTTTCTAGTCTTGCAAGAGGTAGAGGATACAAGTTTAGCCCAACAAAGGGTGTAGTCGATCCTAACAATGGTGATGCTGTCGTTGCAAATGACTGGGATGAAATTGCAGAGATACTACTAGGTAAGGGTGCTAGAGAAGCTGACACACATACTGTTGAGCAGATGCTCGCAAAACTAAAAGGCGATCCAAACTACGAACAGCTTATTGGTCCTTGGAAAGAGAACATGATAAAGGCTGGTAAAGAAGTGCCCGAATCACAAGTTGAATCTCTAGCAGATAAACAACTTCGTAGAATTAGAGAACTAAGCGGCGCACCACTTAACAGTGTAGTGATGTCGTCAGGAGCATTTAACAGATGAGATATAGCGATATTAAATTAGTTGAAAGTCGTATCTTTCTAAAAGAAGGTGCTCGCATTGACCACGCAGAAGACATTGTGTTCTGGGAAGGTAGCCGAGGAGCAATCCGTGCGTTAGAAAGTCTTAAGAGTTTAGAACAAGGAAAGCATACAGATGTTACTATTAAATGGGACGGCAGTCCTGCTATCATCTTTGGCCGTGATGCTAACGGTGATTTTGTTCTTACAGACAAAAGCGGATTTGGCGCTGTTGGATACGATGGTAAGAGTAAAAGCGGCGAAGATCTAGAACAGATGTTTCTAAACCGTAGTGGCGGCAAGAACAGAGAGAAACCAGACTACGTTGCATTCGCAGGAAAAATGCGCAGCATCTTTGATCTTTACGAACGTGCAACACCTAAAGACTTCCGTGGGTTTCTAAAAGGAGACCTACTATATTATACTACACCGCCAGTTAAGAATAACAATTATGTATTCAAACCAAACATTGTTGAGTATGCAGTAGATGTTGACAGCGACCTAGGCAAGCGTATTGGTCAATCAACTACAGGTGTTGTTGTTCATAGAATGATCGACGAAGCAGGCAATGAAAGTCCAGTACCAGAAGGCATCGACTTCCAAGGTACTGATGTGCTAATCTTCCCAAGTGTAACTGTACAAAAGGCTCCCGAGATTGATGACGAAGATATTAACAATCTTAAAGCAGCAGTTGCAAAGAATGCAGGCGCAATTGACAAGCTATTAAATGCCGCAGATCTTACAGCACTAAAAATATCAGACTTTGCAAAAGTATTGTATGCATATACTAACAGCAAAGTTGATACAGGATTAGAAAACTTAGGCGCAGACTTCTTTGATTGGATGGCAAGATCTAAACTATCGGCTAACAAACAAAAGAATATTGCTGCACACATACAAGCCAACCAAAGAGGTTTTGATGCAATCTGGCAAGTAGTGTCAGGCATTATGCAAATCAAAGACAAAGTGATTAGTCAGTTTGATTCACACGATTCAACAGTAAAAGCAAACATACCAGGTCACGGTGAAGGCGGTGAAGGATATGTATTGGCACATCCAGAAGGTGATGTTAAACTAGTACCAAGAGAATTTTTCACAAGAGCCAACAGAGCCGTACAACGATAAGGAAATATAATTATGAAAATGCAAGACATTATAAACGAAGCTAATTTCGAAATGACACCGCAGCAGCGCAAACTAGCAGAATATGGACGTATATTAATGGATCAAGCAGCATCAACGAAAGACGATGGGCTATCAGTTGTTATGTCTAGAGTAGGCAGTACGCTTACAGACTTTGGTACAGTATTTGGTCCAAAGAATCTAGCTGAAGTTGTTAAGAAGGCCGGAGTTAGTCCTGAAGTTATTAAAAAACTATTAGCTTATGCAGAACAGATTCAACAGCAACAGGCAGCATTAACTAAGGATCATAAACAAGGTGGACTTGACGATACTGATCAAAGCGACACTGATCCTGACGAGTTCGCTGAACCATCTGATGATGAAATAACTGCAATGCAAGCAGATAAGTATGCATCGAGAGCTAAAAGAGCATAATGGATTTTATTAGATCAATTGTAAACGAGTCTGATCTCATTACAGATGCGGATGTAGATAAGTTTCTGGAAGATTTAGCAATACTAGACGAGCCACGTTATACTGCCCGTGAATGGGCAATGATGGAAGGCGGACATGATGTTGCTGATGCTATAGACACTGTACATATTAACGAAGATGCATTTGATCGAATTGCTAAACGTGTTGAAAACCGCAATCTAATTAATTACAGACTTATAGTTGGCGCAGAGAACCTAATGCGAGTAAAATTATTTTTAGAACTTGCTAAAGAAGGTAAGAACATTCCATCAGCGTATGTTAAGGGTATGCAGCCTGCAATTGAAATGCTAGATGATATAGTATCAGCAGGCCCAGGATTTGTACAACTACTAAGAGTATTGCACAAAAGAGCTCAAAATAAGCAGTAAGAACAGTAATTTTGTCTTAGAGACTAAATACAATACAAGAACTTCACAGAGTGTGAAGGACCATTTTCGATTAAAGGAGAAATAAAATGGCAGCAGTAGACTCAAGAGCAATCACAGTAGCTGGTAACGGTTTAGGCCCAGTAACACGTATTTGCACAATCACTAACTCAGGTCAAACTCAAGCAGAGCTAGACTCAGCAATTCAAGCACTAACAACTGGTGTAACAGTATCTGACGTATTTTACCCTGGCGCAACAGTCGCTGGCGTAACTGCACTTGCAGACGTTGTATACGTTGCACTACAAGGTGGTGTTGCTCCAGAAGGAACAGCAGGTTCATACACTACTGCTACTACTGTAGCAGTTGTAGCAACTTTCGAATAATCCTAACTACCTTAGGAACCGTGCTGTAACGGCACACTGGGCTCACTTTTAAGTGGGCCCTTTTTTTATGGCTGTAAATACAGTATGAGATTTAAATTAACTACAGTTGTTGATATTACAGAAACTAATGCTCGTCGTGGTGACGACAAGCGCCTTGTGAATCAACAGGCAAACTATTACACAATGCTACAGACTATTGGACTTAGAGTTAATATAGATCCTATCAGTTGTGTTGCACAATTGGGCAGTGTAGACAAACTGTCATTTGGTACAGCTATAAAAGGTAAGCAACGATACTGGGAATTTATGTTTGAAGTTGAATATGAAGATGCATTGTCATTAGACATGCTAGTATCAGATTTTGATCTTGTTCCTATTATTACAGGACTAGATGAAACTGCTAAAATTACCAATAATGTTTTTAGGACTGGTCACCCAAATGACACTAATATAGTGTTTGAAATTGTAGAATGATGATAAATAACACTGTAGACTAAAAACTATAACAGGCACATCTTAAAATATACCCAAAGGCTAACGCAAGAGTTTACTTACTTACGGAGAATAAGATGGCCAACGCCACTACTGAATTAGAAAAAACGAATCTAGAAGCACACGTTGATTTATGCGCAATACGCTATGAATCATTAGAAGGGCGCCTCTCCAAAGTAGAAGAAAAGATTGACACTATTCATGATGATATGCTTGAAGGACAGAAGTCAATTACCAAAGTGCTTATCGGCACAGCTGGCACAGTCGTTGCTAGTTTATTATCCATCGTTATCGTTATATTAATGAACCCATAACATCTCGATAAATAACTATATGTTATTACGAGAACTTACAGAACCTTTAGAAGAAAAACAAGTATGGGCCCGCAAGGGAACAAGTCTTGTGCGCAAGTACAGATGTACGGGCGGCATTCGTAACGGTCGTATAGTAGCAGAACCTACACAATGTTTTGCACCCGTTGACATTAAACAAAGAGCGTTAATGAAACGAACAAGAGCTAGACTGGGCAAGAAGATGGCTCGCAAAGCAAAGAAGACTAAGCGCACTAATCCAGCAAGTATTCGATTAAACAAAGGAAAGTTAAATCGATGAGAGTAACTGAAATTATAGCAGAAGCAACTACTAGAGCATATGCTAAGTCAGGTGCTTCTCAGAGTTTAAAGTTTAGATGCACTGGTGGTCCACGCAAAGGACAAGTTCGTGCAAGTCCAGCAGCATGTAATGCTCCGATAAATATAAAAAAGAGCAAGTCACTCTCGCTAACTAAAAAACGTCAAGGCGGCATGATGGCTCGCAAAGCATCAATTACTAAAGCAGTTAATCCTGCATCAAGACGAGTAAAAGCAATGAATAAGCCTAAGAGCAGAGGAAGAAAAAAACTATGAAGATTTTAGAATTAGATCAACAAATGGGAATGACTCCTCCAGCAGTACCAGGGCAAGCAACAGCACCAGGTCAAAAAACTCCAGGTGATGGCAATGTAGCAGCACCAGCAGCTAATCCTGCAGATGCAGCAAAACAACAACAGCAAATGAATCAGCAGAAGCAACAGCAGAAGCAACAGTTGCAAGCACAAATTAAACAAACGCAAGACCAACTAAAAGCCTTGCAACAACAACTAGCAGCAATTAGATGAAACTAAACGAGCTGTTAACAGATTTCAAAATCTTTATGACTAATGAAGAGAAGGTTGAGCTTGAGAAACTTTCCGCTCCTACTCCTCTAGCCAGTCTCACTGAGAGACAGCAAGTCATAATGAGCAACCTTATACGCAAAAGTTTGGTAAGTAAAATACGATCAGATAACGTTATAATGGTTGCAAGAAATGACAAACACGACATTACTTAAAGAACTACAACATCTAATTGAAGACAAGCTAGATCCTAGCATGTTTCCCTATCAAAAGGGCAATAGTATTCGTATTGGTAAAATTGTTGTAAGAGACAGTAAAAAAGGTTTCTTAATTTACGACTGTCAAGAAAACAAACAAGTTGCGATTACATTTAGTAAAACGGCTGCACTAGCACTTGCTAAGAGTTTGTCTAAAGGTATTAACAGAACACAAGAAGTTTTAAGTTTAGATCAAACTATACAAAAGAATTACTTAGACGCAATGTTCTTTACAAACACACTCAAAACAACCAAAGATGACTTTAAAAAAGATGTAGTACTAACTAGATTAGAAATTGCAAAGGCAAGAACTGCTACTGCTAAGTCTGCTCTTGATTCTATTATATTCCGTTAAAACGTATAAATAACTATAATAACTACTTGAGGAAGAGTATATCATGAACATTAGAGAAATGAACAAACCATTGACGTCGGCAGCATTAAACGAAACAATGGCAAAGAAATTTGGAACAAAGATAGACGTTGATTCGTTTACTTTAGAGCAGCTACAGGATGCAAGAAATAAGATTCGCACCAAGCAATTTGATATTGAAACAAATGAAAGTTTCAGTGGGTTATCACAGAATAGAACATACAGCAAAAACAAACTCTTCCTTGACGTATTGAATGCTGCTATTAGTGAGCGTGCTGATGTTTCTGACAGTGCTTTAGAAGAAAAAAAGCAGAAAGACTGGAACAAGGACGGCAAGAACGATTGGGAAGATGTAAAAGCAGCACGTATGGCAGCATCAGCAGGCAAGAAAAGGAAAACTGATGAAGGAATCAAACTTGTTAATCCTAAGTCTGGTAAGAAAATTGATATTACTAAACCAGAAGGTAATGCAGAATATAAAAAAGCAAAAGCAGCTGGAGATTTTGATGATGAAGAGGTTAAAGATAAAAACATGAGCGAATCAATAATTAAAGAAGGCGCCGAAGACCATGCAGAACTAGTAATGGCAGCTAAAGATATGGTTGACCGTTTAACTGGTTGGATGGAAGACACTGCTGAAATGCAAACTGAATCAATGCTAGAATTAGCTGATGCCATCCGCGATGAAATGGGCGCACAGCAGTCAGAAGGATTTACTAACGCAGTTAAGCCTGCACTAGAGCAGCTTTACGCAGCAATGGAATCAACCCGTGTTGCGCTAACACAAGGTGTTGGCATGCTAACAGGCGAAGGCGAAGCACCAGCAATGGATATGGGTGCAGAACTACCAGCTGAAGAGCCAGTACCAGGTGCTGAAGATATGGAACCAACTGTAGATGACGAGTTTGCAGCAGCAGCACCAGCAGCAGGCGGCGAAGCAGAAGCAGGACGTGAAAAGCGTGAGTCACGCATGTATGCTAAAAAGAAAATGATCGAAAGTTCACGTAGACTAGGTTCAATCCTAAGCTCACGTTAATAGGAATAGTTGAATGAAAGTATACGAACTTTGTGAAGCAGGTGAACCTCAAGCATCTTCCTCACCAAAGTTAGTACAAGTATTAAGAACAGTAATCGGAGATGCCGATCAAAAAGGCGTCTCCGTTTTCCTACACTTTAACACACCAACTGCTAACGACATTAGATCAGATGCAAAGAATCTTGATCTTAATAAACTTATGCAAAATGTCGGAGCAGAGCAATTTGATTACGGCACGTTTAAAGCAGCATACGATACTGATCCACGACTCAAAGCAATGATCCAAAACTTTAGTGAAAAAGGCATCGAGCCTAAAACTAAAAAAGCAGCAACAAGTACACCGCAAGGTGACACCACTGGCAACAACACAGTTGCTAAGATGGCCAAGTCAGCTACTAACGTTGGCGACAAACTTTAAAAACTTCTTGACACAACTGTAAACTTCTGTTATACTATGTATAACATTTGGAGTATAGCTATGACACAAAGAACTGATGAAGAAATCATCACACAAATTAAAGAACTGCTCGAATCACATGTAAAGCCTAGTGTTGCATCACATGGTGGAAATATTGAATTTTTATCTTATGCAGATGGTCATCTGCAATTAGAATTGCAAGGTGCGTGTTCAGGATGTTCAGGATCAACTGCAACACTAAAATATGGTGTTGAAGAAATGATTAGACACTTTGTACCAGAAGTAACATCAGTAGACGCTGAAGACGGCTTTAGTGATGTAGATCCGTATTTTATGAATAACGATCCTTTCGGCCAAGAAGCGTGGGAAATAGAAAATTTAATCCCAATCAGAGAGGTACGTGATGAGTCTGATACTTAAAAAGTTTGATTATACTCCGCTTTCACGCAAAGAAGTAAACGGCAAGCGATTATATGCTACTCCTGATGGTAACGCTGTAGCAAGTGTTACCACTATTCTTGATGCAACTAAAGATAAGACGCATCTTATTGCTTGGCGTAAACGAGTAGGTGAAACAAAAGCTCGCGAAATTACAACCGAAGCAGCTGGTGTAGGCACAAGGATGCACAAGTATCTTGAAGACTATATCGAGTTTGGTGAATGGCCCACTCCTGGCAGTAATCCGTTTGCAATCAAAGCACATCGAATGGCAGAATGTATTCGAGATGAGGCTATGGTACATGTAGATGAAATCTGGGGTAGCGAAGTTGCCCTTTATGTGCCGCACATGTATGCAGGAACTACTGACTTAGTTGGGCAGTATAAAGGCAATCCTTGCATCATGGACTTTAAACAGACCAACAAGCCTAAGAAGCCTGAGTGGGTTATTGACTATTACCTACAAATGGTTGCGTATGCAGAAGCACACAACGAAGTTTATGGTACTAACATTCGCGAAGGGCATGTGTTTATGTGCAGTCGCGGTGACGATCCAATGCAACTAGGTGGCGAAACTTACCAACAGTTTGATCTATGGCCAGACGAATATGACGAATGGCGCACTGAATGGTATAACAGGGTGTATCAATACTACGAACAGAACAGTTAATTCGATAAATATGTGTAATAGGAGATCGTAAATGGCTGTAGTACAAATATCACGCATACAAATTCGTAGAGGACAAAAGAATCAAGGTTCAGGCTTGCCACAGTTGGCTTCGGGTGAGCTAGGATGGGCAGTAGATACACAAGAACTGTTTATTGGTAACGGCAGTGTAGCTGAAGGTGCTCCGGCGGTAGGCAATACTAAAGTATTGACACAATACGACAACATTTTTTCTCTAGCAGATAGTTACACTTATAGAGAAGAAGATAGTTTTCTACTAACAGGCGGCGATGTTGCTAGTCCTATTCGTAGAAGTTTGCAAGATAGACTTGATGACAGAGTTAGTGTTCGCGCATTTGGTTTAACCGGACAAGTTAGTCAAATTGCAACTATTCGTTTGCAAGCAGCCATTGATCAATTATATCTAAATGATGCCCTTAAAGGTAGCGCAGCCAGTAGAGTAATATTACATCTAGAGCCGGGCGAATATATCATTGACGGTCCTATTTACATACCTCCTTATGCAACACTTGTTGGTGCAGGCTCAGATAAAACAATTATTAGAACGATTACATCAAGTGTAGATATGTTTACTACAGTTAATGGAGACAGCACTGTAGGAAGTCCAGCTAATGATGCAGGTACTACAACACTTACACAAGCACAGCGTATTAGACTAGAAGGCATGACGTTAGAAACTACTGTTCCTAACAAAGCACTAGTACTTAATAACTGTAAAGACAGTGTGTTTAAAGATATTAAATTCTCAGGCCCGTGGACTAGTAGTGATAGCGTAACGGAGACTGATGTTGCTATTGAAATGAATAGTTTAAATGGTACAGTTGAAACTAAAAACAATGTCTTTGAAAATTGTACTGTAAACGGATTCTCATATGCAGTAATAAGTGATTGGGATATACACAACAATATTTGGTCTAACTGTAACTTTTATGATTTAGCATACGGTATAGGATTTGGCACACAGCTTTTATCGTTAGATAGTGCAGTCAATTCTGGAAAAGAAACTGGTCCATATAATAACCGCTGGTTTAATTGTAAATTTAATAATATTAATAAAAATGCTGTTTGGGTTAAGTATGGTAAGGGCAATGCAAGTGAGAACAACTCTTATATTATGGTAGGAACAGAAGGTGCTGCTGAACAAGATGCAACGGATGCGGTAATCAAATATCAAACTCCGGGCAATACTTCTAAGGGCGACTACTTCTCAAGAACTGCGGTATTGTCATACACTCCTGGATACTGGAGTGACAAGGCATATGTTCCAGAGATAGAAGGATCAGTAGTTGCTGAATTTGGTGAACTACACGTTTTAAACAATATAGTAAATGGATCCTCACAAAAGTATTTTAGACTTCCAGGCGAGGCTGACATTGCTAGTCAGCTGTTTGAGATTGAATACTTGCTTACTAGTAGAAGCTATTCTGCTGTTAGAAATGGCATTGCTACATTAACTGTCAACGGAATAGATAAGACAGTAACAATATCAGATCTTTACGATTATGTAGGAGCGACATCTTACGAAACTGCTATTGCATTTAGTGCATTAATTCAGGATGCAGACGGTGATACAGTTCACGATACTATCGAAGTACTGTTATCAAGCACAATGCCTGTAGATGACCAAACACAATTAGAATTTAAAATTAGAAATAGAAAAACAACAATAGACGCCACTGGTGAGTAATGTTCGATAAAACCTATGAAGACAGGCTAGGCGCCTGGGTTGCTTTCAGGCGTTCGCTTGAGCAATCAAAAGATCCTATCCAAGATGTTATAGACTGCTATAACACTGCTCCAACTGTAAGCATTCACATAGATCCGTGGGACCAAAAGAGCTGGCCTGACCCCTGGCAACTTATACAAGAGAATCAGTATTGTGACTTCGCTCGCGTACTAGGAATGTGTTATTCTTTACAGTTAACAGACCGTTTTAATGGGTCTAATTTTGAGATACATATCACTACAGACTACGAGGAATCTGCAAATTATTACATCTTAGTGGTAGACAATTACGCAATAGGGTACTATAATAATACTTGTACATCTATTGATGAATTGCCAACTACATTGGTGGACCAGAAAATTTACAGCATGCCTCGTAGGCACTAAATATCAATTATAAGAACACACTAGGAGAGAGAATGTCAAATGGAACTATGATCGTCAAACGTGACGGCACAAGAGAACACCTTAACATTGACAAGATACATTTTGTCGTTGAGGAGGCCTGCAAAGGACTAGCAGGTGTAAGTAGCAGCCAGATTGAAATGAACGCAAATTTGCAGTTTTATGATGGAATGACTACCCAGGAAATTCAAGAAATTTTAGTTAGAAGTGCAAACGATCTTATTAGTCTAGACTCTCCAAACTATCAATTCGCGGCTGCACGTCTACTAAGCTATGGATTGTACAAGCAAGTGTTCGGCGACTACAACGCAGTTAGCTTTGAAGAAATTATTAGAAAAAATATTGCTCGAGGCGTATATGATGCAGAGATTTTAGAAAAATATACTAGCGAAGAAATTGAACGCCTTAACTCTTATATTCATCACAAGCGTGACGAGAACTTTACATACGCAGGGTTACGTCAAGTAGTTGACAAGTATCTAGTACAAGATCGCAGTTCTGAAGAAATCTTTGAAACTCCGCAGTTCATGTACATGATGATTGCAGCAACTTTGTTTGCAAATTATCCTAAAGAAGACCGTATGCAATATGTAAGGAGATACTACGATGCGACCTCACTTTTTAAAGTCAATATCCCAACACCAGTCATGGCAGGAGTCCGTACTCCAGTGCGCCAATTTGCATCTTGCGTTCTTGTCGATAGCGATGATACCCTCGACAGCATATTTGCTAGCGACATGGCTATCGGACGCTACACTGCGCAACGTGCAGGCATCGGCATCAACTCAGGACGAATCCGCGGAGTAAACTCAAAGATTCGCGGCGGCGAAGTAGCACATACAGGCATTGTTCCGTTCCTAAAGAAGTTCGAGTCAACAGTAAGATGTTGTACACAGAATGGTGTGCGCGGTGGTAGTGCAACAGTGCATTTCCCGTTCTGGCATCAAGAGATTGAAGACATCCTTGTGCTAAAGAACAACAAGGGCACAGAAGACAACCGTGTACGTAAGTTAGATTATTCAATTCAGCTTAACAAAACTATGTACGAAAGACTACTAAGTGGCGGCGATATTACTCTTTTCTCGCCACATGATGTTCCAGGCTTGTACGAAGCATACTACGGTGATGCAGCAAAGTTCCAAGAACTATACGAAAAATACGAACGTGCTACTAGCATTAAGAAAAAGCGCATTCCTGCAATGGAACTATTCTCTGCGTTGATTAAAGAACGTGCTGAGACAGGACGTATCTACATTATGAACGTTGATCATTGCAACACCCACAGCAGCTTCAAAGACACTGTTTACATGAGTAACTTGTGTCAAGAGATTACACTGCCAACTAAGCCATTGAATCACATTGATGATCCTGAAGGCGAAATTGCATTATGTATTCTTAGTGCAATCAACGTAGGCATTTTACGTTCATTAGATGAACTAGAAGAACTATGTGAACTTGCTGTTCGTGCGCTAGAAGAAATTATTGATTACCAACGCTATCCGATTAAAGCAGCTGAAACTTCAACTAAAGCTCGTCGTAGTTTAGGTATCGGATATGTAGGTCTTGCTCATTATCTTGCTAAGAATAAAGCAAGTTATGCAGATCAAGAAGCATGGCAGTTAGTACACGATCTAACAGAAGCATTCCAGTACTACTTGCTCAAGGCATCAAACAAACTTGCACAAGAACGCGGTGCATGTGAGTACTTTAACCGTACTAAATACGCAGACGGTATCCTTCCTATTGATACATACAAGAAGGATGTTGACACTATTGTAGCAAATGAGTTAAAGTATGATTGGGATAGTTTACGCAATGACATTAAGCAACACGGGCTCAGGCACTCAACTTTGTCCGCACAAATGCCATCAGAGAGCTCAAGCGTTGTGTCAAATGCAACCAATGGAATTGAGCCACCTAGAGGATACTTGTCCGTTAAGAAGTCAAAGAAAGGGCCTCTTAAGCAGATTGTTCCACAGTATCAAACTCTAAAGAACTACTATACATTGTTGTGGGAAATGCCTAACAACACAGGTTACATCAACACAGTAGCAGTAATGCAAAAGTTCTTTGACCAAGCTATTAGTGGTAACTGGAGTTATAATCCTACTCACTACGATAACAACGAAGTACCGATGAGTGTTATGTTACAGGACTTGTTAACAACTTATAAAATGGGTTGGAAAACTAGTTACTATCAAAATACTTACGATTACAAAACTGATCCAAGTGATATTGAAGAGGACACAAAGCAAGTCGAACTACAGCCTAGTGCTGTTGCAGACGATGATGAAATGTGTGAAGCCTGCGCAATCTAAGGTTGACAGGCAACACACACGAACGTATACTTAATAGTATACGCACACAGATATAGGATTTAAGAAGATGGCGAAAACAATTTTTAACCAAGACAAGGTTGACTTTACAAAACAAAATATGTTCTTCGGAGCAGATATGAATACACAGCGTTACGATACTTTTCGTTTCCCTGTGTTTGATAAGCTAAATCAAACTATGCTTGGTTACTTTTGGCGCCCTGAAGAAGTTAGTCTGCAGAAAGATCGTGCAGACTTTCAAAACTTCCGTCCAGAGCAAAAGCACATCTTCACTTCCAATCTAAAATATCAAACACTTCTTGACAGTGTCCAAGGTCGTGGTCCGTGCCTGGCATTCTTGCCACACGTATCACTTCCTGAACTAGAGGGATGTATTGTTACTTGGGACTTCTTTGAAACAATCCATTCACGTAGCTATACGCATATTATGAAGAACGTATATGCTGACCCGTCAGAAGTATTTGATACTATTCTAGATGATGAAAAGATTATTGCTCGTGCAACTTCAGTTACTAAACATTACGATGCCTTTACGGAAGCCGCTGATGCGTATACCCACCGTGGTGAAGGCAGTCTTCGTGAAGTTAAGAAGAAGTTGTATCTTGCAATGATGACTGTTAACATTCTAGAAGGGTTGCGTTTCTATGTAAGTTTTGCATGTACATTTGGCTTTGGCGAATTAAAACTAATGGAAGGATCTGCAAAGATTATTTCATTGATTGCTCGTGATGAAGCACAACACCTAGCACTCAGCACACACGTATTAAAATTGTGGGCACAAGGCAAAGACGATCCAGAGATGGCAAGTATTGCTAAAGAGTGCGAAGATGAAGTATATGCTATGTGGCGCGAATGTGTTGCAGAGGAAAAAGATTGGGCGGCTTATTTGTTTAAAGACGGCAGCATGATTGGTCTTAACACTACCCTACTTAATCAGTATGTAGAGTACATTGCTAATCGTCGTTTGAAAGCACTTAACTTGACTGCTATCTTTGACCAGCCAGTTAACACTAACCCGCTACCTTGGACTACACATTGGTTGTCAAGTTCAGGCTTGCAAGTTGCTCCACAAGAGACAGAAGTAGAATCTTATATTATTGGCGGTATCAAGCAAGACGTTAACACAGACACACTTAAAGGATTTAGTCTATGATAGAAATTTATGGCAAGCCGCAATGTCCGTACTGCGATGCAGCAAAACGGTTATGTGAAACACGTGGATTAAAGTATACATACAAGCAACTTGGTGCAGATTTTACTCGAGAAGAAGTGTTAGAACTATTTCCAGGCGCTCGCACTTTCCCACAAATTAAAGTAGGTGGAACTAGTATTGGCGGATACGACAAACTAGGAACATATTTAGAAGAAACCGGATATAACGGAACAGGACACACATTATAATGTTAATCGAAACACCATACAAAGTAGGCGACACAGTCTCATTTAAACTAAGCTCAGGCGAAGAAATTATTGGTAGACTAGAAGACGAGACAGAAAAAACGTTTACAGTACGTAAGCCAATGGTGCTTATTGCACAACAACAAGGACTAGGACTTGCCCCGTTTATGTTCTCAGTATCACCTGATGGTAAGTTTGTATTACAAGCAACATCAGTTAGCTGTGTAGCAAAGACAGAAGCAGAGATTGGTAAACAGTATACTTCGCAAACTAGCGGTATACAGATGGTATAACTATGCCAGGTATTAGTAGAGATAACGATACAGCTGGCGGAGATCTAATTCCCAGCCAGACCACTGTCCGGTTGACAACTACACAAAAATCACGTATAATTAATTAACATTATTAAAGGAGAACTATAATGACACAACCAACCCACGAAGAAATCGTATTGGCATTTAACAACTACTTGAAAGAGCATGCTTCTTTCGAAGAAAAAGGCGTGAAAGCAGCAGCTACTCGCGCACGTACAGCCCTAGGTGATTTAGGCAAACTTACCAAAGAACGCCGCAAAGAAATCATCGAGAAAAAGAACGCAATGTGATGAGCGGACAACGGCGTTGGCTTAAGACTTGGGCTCGCACCGTTGGCATGCCAATTGGTTTTACAGACGACGATAAGCCAGAGTTTCATCCTATCACGCAAAGTGATGTGAAAAAGGCTCTGGCTTTCCGTACCTTTTGGATAGTGCTACACGTTGTAACTTGTCTGTTTATTATCGTTGGTAATGGACGCAATTTAGGAATTTGGTAAACTTTTTAAAGAAAATATAATGAAAAAACGTAATTACACTCAAGAAACCGTTCGCAAACTACAAGGCAGCGTACAGGTAGAACATACACTGGCAAAACGTGGTGCTAAAAAACTACGTGAACTGTTAGCAACTGAACCCTACATCAACACATTGGGTGCTTACAACGGGCAGATGGCAGTACAACATGCTAAGGCAGGACTAAAAGCAATTTACTTGTCTGGTTGGCAAGTAGCAGCCGCCAACAACACAGCACTACAAACTTATCCAGATCAAAGTCTGTATCCAGTAAACTCAGTGCCCAACGTGGTCAAAGGCATTAACAATGCTTTCCGTCGTGCTGATGCAATTGAATACTCAGAAGGGTCAGTAACTACAGACTACTTCCTGCCTATTGTAGCAGATGCAGAAGCAGGCTTTGGTGGTGCATTAAACGCATACGAACTAATGATGGCCATGATTGAAGCAGGCGCCGCAGGTGTACACTTTGAAGATCAACTATCTAGTGAAAAGAAATGCGGACACTTAGGCGGTAAGGTTTTAATTCCCACTAGCCAAGCTGTACGCAACTTACAAGCCGCACGACTAGCAAGTGACGTTGCTGGTACAGACACAGTTATCATGGCTCGCACAGATGCTGAAGCCGCTACGCTGATCACCAGCAACCACGACCCACTAGACAAGGATTTTATCATTGATGAACGTACTGAAGAAGGCTTTTACAAATTTAAAAATGGCATTGATGCTTGCATTGCAAGAGGCCTTGCTTTCGCCCCTTACGCTGATCTCTTATGGTTCGAAACTAGCACGCCAGATATTGAGATGGCTAAACAATTCGCCGATGCTATACATGCTGAGTTTCCGGACCAAATGCTGGCTTATAACTGTAGTCCTAGTTTTAACTGGCGCAAGTTTTTATCTGTAGAAGAATGTGAAACTTTCCAACGTGAACTAGGCGAACTAGGTTACAAGTTCCAGTTCATTACACTGGCAGGTTTCCATTCAGTTAACTTGGCTACATTTGAACTTGCTGAAGCATACAAGGCACGTGGCATGGCTGGTTATTCAGAAATGCAGGAACGTGAGTTTGCGGCACAGGCACGTGGCTTTACCACAGTTAAGCATCAACGTGAAGTTGGTGTAGGTTATTTTGATTTAATTAGCGAAGCAGTTGGTGCTACATCGACTGTTGCTAACAAACACTCAACCGAAGCAGATCAATTTTAAGGTATATTAGAATGAGATTCTACCTAGGATCATGTGAGATGAAATGGTCTCACAAGGATGAAATGGAACAGCTCTGGATACGTAGAGAACTTGGTGAAGAACTGTTTGAAGAAATACAATGGCACACAACTGTAATACTCCGAAGCAACAGTCAATCGTTGCCAGGTGACACTTACAAACGCTGTGACATATACGTAGACATAGAAGACGATAGACATGCAACATTATTTGCACTAAAGTTTTCAAAAGCAAGAAAGGTAGAACTAGTATGATGTGGGTTGACTATACTATAAATCAAGCAGGCAATAACTTTAAAGTTCTAGGAGAATGGGAAGGTGAAGTTATGGGCAAGAAAGAAGATGGTAGCGACAAAGGTTACGCATTGTATAGACCGGGCGATGTGTTTATCGTAAACGAAGGCGGATGGTTGTGCAAAGTAGAAGATGTTACTGCATTAATGACAAAGTACGAGGCAAGCAAGAATGAACGTAAGTGAAGGTGATCTAGCTGTAATTGTATTTTCAATCAATCCTATAAACGTAGGAAGAATTGTAAAGGTTGTAGAATACATTGGCAAGTTTAAAGAAGGTGAACAGTTTGAAGCATACGGAATGACATCAACTTGTCTTGTTCACGATCACTATTGGTGGATTGAAGCAGACGATTTAACGATACAGTTAGGTCCTTCGCCTCGTGCTTATATTGCAGACAGTTGGCTACGCAAAATTGTACCACCAGAAGAAAAACTTTCTAACAAAACAGAAAAAGAACTTGACATCTTTGCTTAAAGGTGTTATAAATATACTTGTAACGTTGAAGCAATTTGACGACTGAACTGGACCCGGGTGCGACTCCCGGCATCTCCACCAAGTATACATTTACTGAGTGTATAGTTGATGGGGATGAATAGGATCGACAGGCAGGATAGAAGAGTGGAGTTACCGGGATGTAAGCGCCGTACCGCGAACGAAAACTATAATTGCAAACGAAAGTTACGCATTAGCAGCCTAAGGGCAGCTACGAGGTAGTTAGACCTTGTTACCAAACATAGCAGAGAGGGCAGTTTAGGCTGCTCTCTTTTTCACTAACCACTTTTGTCTTAGTAGAAACACTGAGAGTATAAGTAAATTGTCAAAACAGACACACATAAAGGAATTAAAATGAAATCTACAATGATGATGATTGCCGCAGCGGCAATGTTTAGCACAGCAGCAGTTGCTGGTGACTTTGATAATACAGCAGTTAAGTTGACTGCTCAATCTGAAGCGTTCTCTATCAGTGTTAAAGCACCTGAGACAGGCGCAACTAAATTTGCTGTAGGCACTACAGTTGGTCCAGTTGATGTAACTGGTACTTGGAGCCGTGATGGTTCAACTGATGACTACGCAATTAAAGTAGGTAAAAAAGTTGAAGTTGCTGGTCCTGTATATGCAGGCGCAAGTGCAGAGTTTACATTTGGTGACAGCTACACAACTGACACTCGTACACTTGTTGCAAAGCCATATGTTGGCGTAGCACATACTATTGGTCAGTTTACACCATATGCTGAAGTTGGATATTCGTGGAAAAGCACATCTAACGATGTACTAGATTTTGCACGTAATGATTCATACTTGGAAGTCGGTGCAAGCTATGCAGTAACTCCAGCAATGGCAGTCAAACTAAGCGTGTCAGAAACACGTGATATTGACTTTAAAAATGCTGGCGACAGAAATGCAACAGTAGGCGTTACTGTTAAATTCTAAACTACGGGGATAGGCTATATGCCGTCCGAACTAAAGAGACTCTTCGGAGTCTCTTTTTTTATGGCTAAATAACTACACACTTAATGAGGGAACCTATTATGAAAAAGTTTTTATATCTTTTAGCATTGATGCCGTTTGCAGCATTTGCTAATCCAATAGACGATAACTGTCCACAGCACACTATTCACGGTGCACCTATCAGCAGTATTACTGAAAACACACAGTACATCTGTCACGGCAACTATGCTATTCATTATCGTTATGATACTAAGACAGCAGAGTTTGTTGTAGAACATTTGGACAAGACAGACATTACAGGACCTGCAAAACGCAAGAATGATTTCCGTACTGATCCAAAAGTTGATGATAGCAAAGAAGCATCATTAGATGACTACAAAGGACATCCATACGATCGTGGACACCTAGTACCTGCTGCTGACAATCGAACAGACGATGAGCAGATGAGCGAGAGCTTTTACCTAACTAATATGGTTCCTCAGGATCCAGGTAACAATAGAGTTATTTGGCGCATATTAGAACTAGGTGTAAGAAATACAGCAGCCGCTGGCAATGACATTTATGTATCAAGCGGTACAATCTACGAAGATGGTTTTAAAACTATCGGCGACGGAAAAGTGGGCGTTCCAACTAAAGTTTGGAAAGTAATTTACAATCACACAACTGGCGAAACTGTTGCATTTATTTTCCCAAACCAAAAGTACAGTTCGAAAGATATTCCAAAGTTTGTAGTTACAGTTGACGAAGTAGAAGCTGCAACTGGTATCAACTTCTTTCCAAAACTAGACGAAGCTGCTGAAGCTAAGTTTGATAAAACCAAGTGGCCTGAAATATTTAAATAAGGTTGACA